GGTTTTTTGGATCTCCAATCATTCAAAAGTTTAGCATTTTCAGCGGCTCTTGCATCATTTACTCTAGGTTGAGGGTTTTGCGCTCTAGCCTGTTCTTGTTGCCTGTAATACTCTTGTTCTTTTGACTCACGAGCAGATCTAGCTTTTTGAACTCTAAGTCTTTCTTTTTCTATAGCAATTTGAGAAATGGCTGATTGAGCTTCCGCAACTTTCCCATTGTCTCCTGCATCTAAAGCTTCAGTTAAAGCTCTTTTTACATCATTTTCTTGAGAACTAACACGCCCTTCATATTCAGATAAATATCCCTTATCTAATCTAGCTAACTTGTTTCTAAGATTCTCATTCTCTTCTTCTTTTTGTTTTGCATAATTTATAGCTGCTTCAGCTTCTTCAGAAGCTAATTTTTGTTTAGCAGTAAGCTTGTTAATTCTTTTCTTAACGCCTTCACTATAACTAGCTAACTCATCTTCTTTTGGTTCTGCCTTAACCTCTTCACGAACATTTGTTCGGGTTTCTTCAGAATCATTGGATTCTTCAGACTGAAGATCTATTTCTACAGACGTTGTTTCATTAGAAACATCATCATCTTCAACAATTTCTTCTTTAATATTTTCAGCCATAGACATTTTTCCTGTTCTCCTTTGCTTTATACATATGAAATATCTTCGGGGTCAAGGATAGTCGCAATAATATTGTCGTCATTTATAAGACGAACCTCTAAACCTTCCACTTTAAACCTATTTCCAGCATATCTTCCTATTAATACCCATTTTTTTTCAGATGCCCAAGCACCACTTGGGAATTTCTGGGTGTCTGTGTAAGCGTCAGGCCCAAGTTTAACAACGTAAGCCGCCACAGTTGCGAAGGATTCACGCTCTCTAACAGAGTCTGGAACTATTACTCCACCTTTAGTTTTGGAGCTAGGATAATATGGGATAATAAGAACTCTATAACCAGTTGGCTGGGGTAAGCGTTCTATTACAGAGCTTTCTAGATTAGAAGGATCATCTTCATTTTTACTCTTCTCTGGCTCTCTAGAAGCTCCTCCACCAAAGGCAGTTTTTATTGCTTTTGGCATTTCAGGTTCTTTTTTATTTGCTAAGGATCTTGCGACATGTTCAGGAACATATAATTTTTTAGTCATCTTCTAACATTACACCTTTCATCGCGGTTTTAATTTCATCTTCAATAAAGGCCATTCCGCGTAGTTGACCTGCAAGATACCGATACTCATCAAATGAGTTAATCGAACCATCAGCAAGCGTGTCTTTAACTCTAGAGATACGCTCACGAATGTTTTTTAATAAGTAGTCTGCTAAATTTATTGCGTCCATAATTTAGGACAATATACCATGACAAAGGAAAGGCAAGTACAATTACCATTTTTTAATTTAAAAGACTTGTACCTATGGGAAGACTCACGGGATGTTGAAAACATGCTTCTGGATTTCCCTGACCTGCCTCAGTTAAGAATGTAGTAGCCGCTGGTTGTTGACCCATCGGACACTTACAGTCAGCAATTCCATTCGGCCCTTTCTCGCAGTTCCATGAGAAACAATTACTAGCCCTCGCACCTTGCTTCAAACTCGCATCACACTTCTGGACAACAACACCCATATTGCGTGGAAGTTTACTAAAGTTACTCGCCTCTTGTGGATACATACTTAGTGGAGCAAATAAACTCCAGACATGTTCACTGTCAGTCGGTTGACACGAACCTTGCATGTTTCCCATCGTGGTATCGGCAATAGACTCACCAAATAATATTGGACACTTACACGTTACCTCTGGATATACATCTCCAGAATTAGCCACGATCCTACGACCTGTGGGTTGACATGTCGATGCGGCACACAGTGCGTACTCACCTTTACAGACAGTTAAATCTGCGTAAGCAGGTGATACCATTAAACTAAAAAAAAATATAAATAATTTTTTCATTTCTTTTTAATTACTTTTTTAGCCTTTGGTTTAGCTTTAGCTTTTGGTTTAGACTTTGGCTTTGACTTAACTTCTGATTTTGGTTTCTCAACCCAAGCCTCATTTTCTGGTGTTTTAGGATCGTCTTTTACAAAATGACCCTCTTCAGTCCTTGCTCTAACTTTTACTGTTTCAACAACTTCGACAATATTTTTTTTAGCTGCTCTTATTTGTTGAATAATTTTATCTCTTACAGAACCCATTGTAATCTCCTTTTAATTTGCTTTCTGTCTGGCGTTAAGAGATGCTATATCTCTTTGAGTTTGAATACGATCTTCTGCTATTCTTGTTTTATCTCTTAAAGCTTCTTGAGAAACAGCAACACGTTGTTGATCTATCATATTATCGTTAATTTCTTTTTCTCTATCAAACTCTTGTCTAGCTACAAATTCATTATCTTTTCTTTGTAAATCAGCAGCTTTTATTTCTAATTCTTTGTTTCTAATTTCTACAAGAGGATCAGTTTCTGGCGGAGCTTCCATAGATTGTGACAATTGCTCAACAGTATCTGCTATTATTTGAGCTGCAATTTTATCTATTTGTGGCTGTATTTGTTGCATCATAGCCTCCATCTGCTGTTGATCTTGCTGAACTTCAGGAGGAATTCCTTGCATAATTTGTTGCTGTGCCTGCTCTTCAGACATTAATCCAATATGCTCCTGCACATGCCCCTGTAGGGCCATAATAGCATTTGGATTCATTTCTACTGATGGAGTAGACATAATGGCTAAATGAGTCTCGATATGGGCCTGATGGTCTTGACCTGGAAATGCCTGCAAAGGAACACCCAATAAAGAGTTTTGATTTTCTTTGGCTGCATTAGCTGGTTGAGGCTGTGGAGGTGCAGGCAGTAAAGCATCAATATTGCTAACACCTAAAGCCTCGTACATCTTACGATAAGCTTGGTATAATCCTTGAGGGCCACCATGTATCTCTGGATTAGACTGAACTAACTGCAACTGTGTTTGAGCTAATGCAATCCTTTGAGACATAGAAAATATGTTTGGATCGCTGGTAGGAATAACATCAACTCTACCATCAAAGTCTTGCGCTTTAACTTCTGGACCAACTTCATTTGAAATAATATATGGATATGGTTCTACGCTCTTAGAGAACACTTGAGCTAATAGCTTAAACTCTAATTTTTGAGAATAATGTAGCCTTTTATGGATAGCAGACATAACTTTTGTGCCACGCTCCATAATAGCCATAGTAGTCCCAACAGGAGTATCACCTCCCATTTCACCTACTTTTAGGTCTGCCATAGACGCAAACCTACGCCCTGCGTCCACAAGATTACCTAAAAGGTTATACAAAGTACCTGAAGGCTCTTTAAATGGTAATGGCATAAGCGCACCACGCAAATCGCCACTAACTACGTCTATATCTCTAAATTCTCCAGGCTGTAGTGGTTCGTCATCATTTTTGATCCTAGCACCACGAGCTTTAAATCCAGCAGGAAGATTAGCTAAAGTACCCGCATCTATAAGCTGTCTTAAAATCGAAGTAGAAGCTTGAGCTAACCCTCCAATCATATGAGTTAGCCCCAACCCATAAAAACCAAGACCTGGAAGAAACTTGTAATGAACAAAGAAATGTTTTTGTTTCTTCATTGCGTCTTGCTCTTCGTAGTTCCTCCTAATAGATAATACTTCGCTAGTATCCTCTAAAATTGTTACGATATAAGGCAACTGTAAACCAGTAGGCTCACCCATCTCGTCCATATCTTCAAATCCCTCTAAATCTAGGTTTAAATGGACTTCATATAAAGTTAACTCTTCTGAGTTATTAGTTGGATGAACGCCTTGAATATCATTAATAGATTCTTGAACTTCACCAGAATCATCGGTTCCAGAAGAAGGTAAATCTATGTCATCACTATAAAAACCTGCTAACTGAAGCTTCCTAACTTCATTAGAGTTCATGCTAATTCTATGCGTAACTCTAGGAGAGGAAGCTAGATCTGATACTCCGTATGGAACAATTAAATCTTCTGCGTGAACAAAATCAGATACAGCTCTGTTTTTTAATGGGTTAAAATAAATCTTTTTAAATGTAGAACCAATAATAGGTAAGTAGAATAACATCTGATCTAACTCTGGATCATATTCTTCCATCTTACATGTAATCATATAGTTCATGTATTCTTGGACTCTTTCAGCTTGCTTAATAAGAGCCTCAGTCTCTTCTCCAAATACCTGCACCCTTACTGGCCCTTGGGCTGGTAACAGCTCCCTGTAGGCTTGCGATTGGAACTGGGTGACAGACTCAGCCAAAAGAGGGTGAACAATGCCAGAGGAGCCTTCAAATGGCTCAGAACGCTTTTCGTCCTTCATGCCAAGAAATTCTATGCCTTTTTTATAGGTGTCTTCCCAATCTTTTCTTGAAGATAAATCATCATCAATCGAACCTATCAAATCAGATGCTATTGTACCTAACTCTCCAGAATCCATTGTATCTGCTAAATTACCATCAAAAGGAAGATCTATAGTAACAGTTTCCTCCTCAAATTCACCTACAATAGCAGAACCATCTTCCATTTCTAGGATTCCAGGTCCAATTTGCATTTCTTCTATTTCAACAATAGCTTCAGGATTTTCATCTAAAGGAAGAATTCCAGGCATACCGCCTGCTCCCATATCTCTCTCAACAGCCATTGTGATCTCCTATATATAAAGTGTTGGGGCAGAAATTGCTCATACCACTTTTCTCTCCAAAAATGGGAACAGACAACAGTTAGTGGGAGGACTCACCTGTTGCACTCTACCCCAACCTCTTTGCGCTATCTAACGCCAATAAACTTAGTCCCTCTTAGTGCAGCTCCACCGCCTCTAGAGTTTCCTGCTCCTGTTCCGCCTGTCATAGGAGCCTTTTTTAGATTGTTAAAAGACTCACTCATTACACCTGTAACTGCATTTTGACTGTTGCCGTCAGTAGGTGTTTTTATTGTTTTCTTTTTCTTCATCTTCATTGCTCTAATCCTTTACTTGTTCATTGCTCGACTTTTTCCACGACCTGGCATTACGCAACCGCCGCCCTTGTACTTCTTCACTGAACCACCGCCCA